TACGATTCTTTAACACTGTTAAACTTTCATAAATAAAATGTTTCACGTGGAACGTTGGCAAAGTGGATGCCACAAAATGTTTCACGTGGAACAAAAGTGGTGGATGTTGGAAACTGTTTCACGTGGAACAATAAGTGTTAACAACAGTTAATTTATTTCTTTAATACTTTTTAACTAAAATAATTTGGTGATTTAATAGATTTGGCGTATCTTTGCACCGTGATTTAGAAACAATATAAGTTTAACAATTTAAATTAGGTAAGTTATGAACGAAAATTTTAATGAAACTGTTTTCAACTGTATTACAAGTGTTAACGCTTTAATGACTTCAAACGAAGTTGCTAAAGACGACAAAGCGGTTATAAAGTTGAACCGCTTTAAAAAGTGGTTGAATGAGTTTGCGGCTGCAAACGGTTTGAATGAAGTAAAGTAACAACAGAAGTTTAACGTTTAAAGATTTTAAGTTATGGCTAAAGGTTTTAGTTTTGCAAGTAAGTTCAACAAAACAAGTTTCGGTATTGATACAACCGATTTTCCGTTTGTAAAGTTGACCGACATTTTCAACAGTAAGAATGATGGTGGCGGTGACGTGGTACATCCTATCAATGGTTTGTACGTTCACAAATCACAGTTGGGGGATTCGCCTGTTATTATTGACGCAGAAAATAAACGTTTGGTGAACTTACCACAGTTCACAGGTGACACGATTCGTGAGATTCTAGCAGATAGTGAGGCGGTTGACGCTATCAAAGCCAACAAAGTTGGTTACACGATTTACGAATATGAATCGCACGCCAAAAAGTGTTACGGTATTACCTTTGTAGATAAGTAGTTTCGTAGGGTAAAGGGTGGATAACGTCACGGGGGTAAACAGTAACTTTGTTTATTGTTGCCCCCGTTTTTGTTTCATTTTAAAACTGTAATAATATGGCTAAATTGAATCCTATAGGTTTTTCAAAAAGAACTTTTGCATCAACTTCTAAGATATACGTTGACAAACAGATAATGGAAGCTATAGAATCACGTGGCTATTTACGCAAAGAAATATCCCGTGTATTTCAACAGGCTAACAGACGTATTCAGAACGTGGAAAAAACGGGTTTGGTTTCGCCCGCAGTTGTTGCGTTGAACAAAGGTGACATCAAAGGTTTCGCAAAATTTTCTATGAAACACGATTGGAACGATTTAAAAATCGAATATTCAAAAGCGGTTTCTTTTTTGCAACAACCTACATCAACGGCAAGTGGTACACGTGAGTACTCAAATCATTTAAAGAAATCTTATGACTTAAACGATAAAGAATTTAAGTTGATGCAAGATAAATTAATGGGTAAAATTGCAAGTGTTTCGGATGAAAGATTTTTGGAACAATACTTAATGCAATACAAAGATTTCACAGGTGAACTTGAACAGGAATCGCGTGACGTTTCCGACCAAATCGAAGATGATGCGGTTAGAATAGAAAATGCGTTGGATGATGCAATAGACAAGATCGCACACGACCCGAATAGTGAAGCATACGTGAACAACGTTGACAATTACAACACAGATGAACCGTTAAAAAAGATATTGCAAGAATTTGAAAAATTTGGTTTATAATGAAGAAAATACCCTTTGAACTACAAACAGAAGTTTTCACGCCAAAAGATATTGCAAAGGTTTTATCTTTGGCGGTGAACGAAAAGAACTTTACAGGCAATAATAAGGGCGAAAAGTTCCTTAATGTGCCTGTTTCTTTCGATATTGAAACTACATCCTTTTACAGGGATGAAGACGGTGAAACATACAGTTATAATCGTTATATGAAATTAGGTGGCAAAGAAACCAAAATGGAAAAATGTTCTTTAATGTATGTTTGGCAATTTGGCATAAACGGTTTTTGCATATTGGGTAGAACGTGGGATGAATTTTTGCAGATGTTAAATGAAATCGTGGATATATTGGAACTATGCCCGAAAAAACGTATTATTATTTACGTTCACAATTTGGCATACGAATTTCAGTTTTTCCGTGAATTGTTAGATTGGGAAAAAGTCTTTTCTATAGACCTTAGAAAACCGATTTACGGAATAACTAAAACGGGTTTAGAGTTCCGATGCAGTTACTTACTTTCGGGTTATTCGTTGGCGAAATTGGGTGAACAACTTCACAAATATAAATGTGAAAAATTGATGGGCGATTTGGACTATAGTCTATTGCGTCACAGTCAAACACCGTTGACCCAAAAAGAAATAGGTTACTGTTTGAACGACATAAAAGTTGTTATGTGCTATATACAGGAATTAATAGAACAATATAAAGGAATAACACGTTTACCGATTACAAAAACGGGGTTTGTTCGTAAGTATTGCCGTTCTGTATGCTTTAAAACAACTGACGAAACAGGCAAGACGATTCCTAACTTTAAATATATTGATAAGATTCACAGTTTGAATATAACAGGTTTGGATGAATTTTCTATGCTGCAAAGGGCATTTTCTGGCGGTTTTACGCACGCCAACGCAAAATATACGGATGAAGTAATTGAAAACGTAGATAGTTACGATTTTACTAGCAGTTACCCGTATGTTATGGTTTCAGAAAAATTCCCTATGAGCACAGGCGTTTTTGTTCCCGTGAAGTCTATGAAACAATTTGAGTTTATGACTAGCAAATTTTGTTGCGTGTTCGATGTAGAGATTACAAACATTTTTGCGAAATCAGAAAACGAAAACCCTATATCGGTTAGTAAATGTTTCGTCAAAGAAAACGTTTCCGAAAATAACGGTAGATTGGTTTGTGCAAAGAAAATCTGTATGACAATTACCGAAATAGATTACAAAGTGTTTTCACAGTTTTACACGTGGGAACAAATAAGAATCGGACGAATGATTTGTTACCGCAAAGAATATTTGCCGACCGAATTTGTGGAATCAATTTTGCACCTGTATGAAATGAAAACGAAACTTAAAGGTGTAAAGGGTAAAGAAGTGGAATATCTTAATAGCAAAGAAATGCTTAATAGTTGTTACGGTATGTGCGTTACAAACCCGTTGCGTGATGAAATTTTGTGTGACGGTGAAACGTGGGATATTGAACACCTTACAGGCGAAAAGCAATTAGAAATGCTCAATAAATACAACGATAGCAAAAACCGCTTTTTATTTTACCCGTGGGGTATCTATGTTACCGCCTATGCAAGAAGAAACCTTTTTACAGGTATTTCAGAATGTGGTGACGATTACATATATAGCGATACCGATAGCGTTAAAATAATGAACGGGAATGCCCACAAAGAATATTTTAAGGCATACAACGATTTAGCACAACAGAAATTGCGTACCGCCTGTAAGTTCCACAAAATACCCTTTGAAAAGGTTGAACCTGTAACGATAAAGGGAATCGCAAAGCCTTTGGGCGTGTGGGACTATGAGGGGCGTTACACCCGTTTTAAAACTTTGGGTGCAAAACGTTATATGATTGAAGAAGAAAATGTCCTTACAGTAAACGGGAAAAATTATAATTATTCTATGACTGTTTCGGGCGTTAACAAAAAATCAGCTATCCCCTATATGGTGGAAACGTTTGGCGAAAATGGCGTGTTCGATGCCTTTACAAACTATCTAGACATCCCACCGAGTGCAACAGGTAAGAATATTCATACATATATAGATTACAAACAAACGGGAACGATAAAAGACTATAAGGGGAACGTTTCAAGTTACGATACAACCACAGGGGTACACTTAGAACCAACGGGGTACACTTTAAGTCTTTCAGTTCTTTATATAAACTATTTAATGGGAATAAGATTAAAAAAGGAATAATATGAAACAGAAAAAAGAAAAGGTGGAAACACCAAAATTTTACACGTTGAATCGTATTTTGTCAAAAAATGCAGATTACAACGTGATTTTCGGTGAACGTTCCAACGGTAAGACTTATGCAACGTTACTGTATGGAATAAAGGAATATTTGCGCACAGGTAAACAAATGGCATATATTCGACGTTGGCGTGAAGATTTAAGGGGCAAACGTGCCGAAAGTTTGTTTGCAAATCACGTGGCAAACGGTGTAATAACAGAACTTACAGACGGTAAGTTTAACGAAGTGTTTTACGTATCGGGTAAATGGTTTCTTTCGTCTTATGACCCCGAAACCAAAAAACGTGTGCCCGAAAACACCCCGTTCTGTTATGGTTTTTGTCTTTCAGAACAGGAACACGAAAAGTCTAGCAGTTACCCGAATATAACTACTATTGTTTTCGATGAGTTCCTTACAAGACGTTATTATTTGCCTGACGAATTTATGTTATATATGAACCTGTTGAGCACGATTATTCGTCAAAGAAATGACGTTAAAGTGTTTATGTTAGGAAACACCGTGAATCAGTTTTGCCCGTATTTTACCGAAATGGGTTTGAAACAGGTACGCCTTATGGAACAGGGAACTATTGACATTTACAAGTTTGGCGAACACGGTGCAACGGTGGCGGTTGAATATTGCAGTACTATTGTCAAACATAAAGCGAGTAACAAGTATTTCTGTTTTGACAATGAAAATTTGCAGATGATAACGGGCGGTAAATGGGAACTAGCAGTTTATCCACATTTACCCGTTAAATATAAACCGAATGACGTGTTGTTTGTCTTCTATATTCAGTTTAACGAAATGACCTTACAGGGTAACGTGATACAGGTTGAAGACAATGAAAACGGGGTGAATAATTTCATTTATATTCACAACAAAACAACACCGATTAAGGACACAGACAATAGTTTGATTTATTCTTTGCAAATGAACGGCAAACCAAACTACAAACGAAAGTTGTTGAGTACTGCAACCTATCTAGAATCACAGATAACTAGATATTTTGCAACCGATAAGGTATTTTATCAAAATAACGAAATTGGCGAAATAGTGCGTAACTATTTGATGGCAAGTGCAAGAAGCAACATTATTACTTAATATCTGTTAACGGGGGTTAAAAAATGTTTCACATGAAACACTTTTCCCCGTTTTATTTGGTAATACCAAATAATTTTCATATCTTTGCAACATCAAATAACAAAGTTAAAATTTGCTATATGGACGTAAATGGAATAGTATCATTAATTAGTGACGTTGGTTTTCCTGTTGCGGTTTGTGTCGCCCTTTTCTTCTATATGGAGAAACAGAACGAACGACATCAAAACGAAACCGACAAGTTAAATGAAACCGTACAAAGTAACACTAAGGTGTTGACAGAACTTTGCACATTAATTAAAACGCTTGTTAAATAATGGAGAAAGAAAATTTATATAACAGGTATCAAACAGAAGTTAAAAACAAAGATTCTGCATTATTCACATTTATGCAGCGTGTTCTTTGTATGACTTCAAAGATGTTTGAGTACACGGATATACCCGAAACAATTCCCCCTGTAGAACTTGAAAAGATTCTGCAAACATCGGGTAACGTTGGTATCGCAAAAGTAAACGGGGAACTGTATGCTTTACAGGGTACACGGGGTGGCGAATGTGATGCGTATTATCACGGCAAAGATTACGTTGTTGCAAACCCGTGGTTAAATTTGAACAAGACGTTTAAAATTGATTCCGATATTGTCGTTATCAACAACACACCGTTTGCAGATTCACTTTTGCCAATAATCGGCAAATATGGTGTACTTTACACCGATGCGACAATAACGCTTAATTTGGCTAGCATTTTAACACGTATCACTATGTTAATTTCTGCTAGTGACGATAAGACCAAACAAAGCGCAGAATCTTTTTTGCAGAAGATTTTAAACGGTGATTTCTCAGTAATCGGGGAAAATGCCTTTTTCAAAGGTGTTAACTTACAAACTCCACCGACACAGGGAAACCAGCAAATCGGGCAATTAATAGAACTTTTGCAGTACTACAAAGCGTCAATGTTCAACGATTTAGGTTTGAATGCAAACTATAATATGAAACGTGAACGTTTGAACACGCAAGAAGTTTCAATGAATATAGACGCTTTAATGCCGTTCGTTGATTCAATGTTAACAGAACGTGTTGAGGGTGTAAAACGTGTTAACGAAATGTTTGGCACGGATATTACGGTAACGTTGGGGTCAAGTTGGAAGATTGAGCACGAAAACTATTTGTCGTTACTCAAAGCAACAGAAGACGGGCACGACCACACCGACACAGAAGACGTTGACCCTGTAAAGGAAAACGAAACAGAAGAAACGCAAGAAACAGAAGAAACGGAAACAGAAACAGAAGAAACAGAAGAAACAGAAGAAACGGAAACAGAAACAGAAGAAACGCAAGAAACAGAAGAAACAGAAGAAAAAGAAAACAAAGATGAAAATTAATGAACTTTTTACAACTGAAAACGGTTTATTTGATAAAATCTTTAAACCCCTGTTTCCTGTTTTGTATGAATCAATATTCGGGAATGACGACCCGAAAATAATTGATATTGATTTTCGTTTCAAATATGGAAACAGAACTTTGTGTGATGCCGTTACAAACGAAACTACAAACGATATTGTTAAAAGCATTATTACAGTAAAGTTTGACGAATGGCAAAAACAGATTCAAGTGTTTAATAAAGAATATGACGTGTTGAACCCTGTAACGTCAAAAACAACGGAAACAATAAATAACACCGTTGCCGAAACAGGTAATAACAGTACAGTCGATTCAAGTGTAACCTTTAACAATGGAGATTTCGGGAATGACACGAAACAACAAAGAGATTCCACAGGGAACAGACAAGAAACGGGCACGAAAACAGTTGTTAAAAACGGTGTTCCGTCTAGTGTTCCAACTAGTGAAATTATTCAAAAAGAAATGAGTTTGCGCAAAACAAATTTCAAGACTCAAGTAATAACAGAACTTGCAAAAGAGTTAACAGTTGATATTTATTAATTACTAAAATTTTTATAAAAATGAATGTAACACAGATTTATGAATTAGTTAACACCGTATCGGGTGAAGTTTTGGGTAAAGCCGATTTGGTACGCGAAGACCTTACAGGTTTGGTTGATTTGGGTAACGAAGTGTTTAATCAGAATGCAGTTGACAATTATGTTAAATCACTTGTAAACCATATCGGCAAAGTAGTTTTCGTAAACCGCCCTTATTCAGGTAAAGTTCCTAGCGTTCTTATGGATGCGTGGGAATTTGGTAGCGTTTTGGAAAAAATCAGCGCAGACGTTCCACGGGCTGAGGAAAACGACACGTGGAATCTTACTGACGGCACAGAGTACAAACAGGATGTGTTCCACAAACCGACCGTTTCCGCTAAGTTCTTCAACTCAAAGGTAACTTTTGAAGTTCCTGTATCAATTACTGAAAGACAAGTAAAGGAATCTTTCAGTAGTGCAGAGCAGTTGAACGGATTTTTGTCTATGATTTACTCAGCAGTTGAGAAGTCAATGACTATCAAGACGGATGCACTTGTTATGCGCACAATTAACAATATGATTGCGGAAACGTTGGATGCCGACAAAAAGGCGTTCGGCTGGGTAGAATCAACAAACGAACCGGTTGACTATGCGAAAACATCAACAGTACGTTGCGTGAACCTGTTGAAACTTTACAACACTAAGACGGGCGCAAGTTTGACCGCAGACGTTGCAGTAACAACCCCCGACTTTATCCGTTTTGCAGCATATCAGATGGGTTTGTACGCAGACCGTTTGCAGACAATTTCAACCCTGTTTAACATTGGCGGTAAGGAACGTTTCACACCAAAGGACGTTTTGCACACCGTTCTGTTGTCAGATTTCGCAGCCGCAGCCAAAGCATACCTGTATGCCGACACGTTTCACAGCGAGAACGTTCTGTTGCCACAGGCTGAAACCGTTGCAAGTTGGCAAGCAACAGGAAACGACTATGCTTTTGCCGACGTTTCAAAGATTAACGTAACATCAGCGAGCGGTGCTGCCGTTTCAGTTAGCGGTGTTTTGGGCGTGATGTTCGACCGTGATGCGTTGGGCGTTACAAATTTGGATAAGCGTGTTACAACGAACTACAACGCAAAGGCTGAGTTTTTCAACAACTATTTCAAGTTTGATGCGGGTTACTTCAACGACACAAACGAAAACTTTGTTGTTTTCTTTGTCGCCTAATTTAGTTGTCTAACTTTTGGGGGTGTTCCTGTAGTTGATAGCACAGGGATGCCCCTTTTAGCTTTTAAGGTATGGTTAAAATTAAAACTTTCATTTTCAACGGTAAACCGAACGAAGTAAACAAGACTTTACAGGAAAACGAAGAATATACGGGCGTGTTGAATGCAACGTTCAACGTTTTAACGCCTGTTGTCCGATTCAGAACACGAACACCTGTAACGTTTAACTATGTTTATATCGAAAGTTTGAACCGTTATTATTTCGTTTCTGAATTGACGCAAGACGGGGATATTTGCACCGTTCGTTTGCGTGTTGACGTTCTGTTTACTTATAAGGATATTATCTTAAACAGTACTGCAACGTTGACAAAAAGCGAAAACGGAAACAAATATCTTTCAAACCGTTCAAACGTTGTTGATGTTCGACCTAATATCAGAAAACTAGATTTTCCGAATAAGGGGTTGTTGAACGAAACAGGTAGTATTGTTATGGTAACTATTAAAGGTAACGTTTAATTATGGAAAATTTATTAAGATATGATACAACCTATTTAAAGGGTGATGTTACAATTACCGACAAACAGGGAACGGATGCCCACCACTTTGATATAACCGTAACGGGTAACGGTGACGGTACGTTTACCGATTTAAAAGCTAGTTATGAAAATTGGGACGGTGACCGGGTTGTAAATACACCGTTTACAGTAAACGGAAATGCTGGCACGTTAACGGTTTATTGTACAAGAGGTGACAAAATTACAATAAAAGGCGAATTTTTAAGCAGTGTTAAGGAACTGCAAATAACTAACAATATCACAAACACAACTGCAAAAGCGGTTGCAAGTGAAACAAATTACACCGTTACAGTTGAGGGAAACGCACAAGGAATGTTTGACGGTACGCCTACAATAACATACGGGGGTGAAACCTACAATATGACTGTAACAAACCAAACCGCAACTGCTATTGTTCCTATAGTAACGGAATCGGTTATTATCAACGGTGAATATCTGTTGGGCGATTTTATCGAAGTTGATTACAGTTTAACAAATTGTGAAATTATTGGCGAAAAACCTGTAAAGGTTAAAACGGGTCAAAGTTACACGTTTAATTTTAGAGCAAACCCGAATGCGGAATTAACCGAGATTCAAGCAAATTACCAAAATGAATTGGGTGATCGGGTTTCTAAACAGGGCACAATTTCAGAAAATAAGCAAAATGGAAATATAACGTTTGAACTTACAACAGGGGCGGCAGATTTAACTGTTTATGCCAATGCGAATGTAGTGCAACCGCCAACTATTAAAAATTACGGTGCGATAAACGTTTATATCGTTACGTTGGAAAATCTAGATGAGTTTTCAAAGAAACGATTCTTTGTTCAAACAGGGGAAACAGAAACGGGTACAAAATATTCAGAAGTGAATTTGGGCCAATATGTAAACCGTATCAAAAGAATCTTTACAACCGTTCCCGTTGGCGGTGATGATGTTCTGAAATGCGGTAACTACAACACGGGAATAAATGTAAAATATCCCGATAGTGATGTTATTGTGCTAGATTTCGGAAACGTTGAACTAACAGGCGCAAACGGTAACAATGAAGACTTTAACGCACAGGTACAGATGTTTATTCCGTGTCGGGGTGTCGTTACTATAGATAGTAAATATATCGGTAAGACGATTAATTTAACTATCAAAGTAAACGTTATTACGGGCGATTCGGTGGCGTTGTTATCGTGTGACGGTGTGACGTTCCAAATTGAAAGTTTTTCTTTGTCACGTGATGTTCTTTACCGTTTGGGAACAGATTTAAACGTTGTTGGCGGTGAACAATGGAACGAACAAATTTTGTACGGTTTAGAACCTTATGTATTGATTACTGAAAATCTAACAGTTGATGTTCCTGTAAACAACACGCAAGAAAACGTAACTATAAATGCGGTTACAGGTTTTACACAGTTTGAAAACGTGAATTTAAACACGGCAAATCTGCTAGTAGATGAATATAATGAAATTGTTTCAGAACTTGAAACAGGCGTTTATTTATAAAAGAAAACGGGCGGTAAAATTGTTACCGCCTGTTTTCTTATTTTGTATTATTAAATTCGTTGGCTAAACCTTTGCCACAAATAAAATCTAAGGCACGGTTTTTCTTTGCCTTTTCTGAATCAAGTTTGCAAGAAATAGTTTTTATTACTAAGGTTTGCGCCTTTAATGTTTCGATAACAGAATTTAAAAGCATACCGTTTGTTCCTGTTGTTTCTTCTGCTATATATTGCAAATTTTCTGTTGAAACTTTAACCGACTTCAATAAAATTTCTATTGCCTTTTCCATAACTATTTCTTTTCAAGATTCATTATAATTTGGTTTCGGGGTTTTCCGTTACGGGAACAAACCGAAATATGAAACCAAAAAGACGTTGACCCTTTGCGGTGTTCCTTAATAAGTTGGTCAAAGCCGCCTGTTTCTCTTAGAACCTTTTCTAAAGATTCCATATCAGCACACACCACATCAGCCGCCAAACCTTTAAGGTGTTGACTGTTAGCAACACCGCCCACCGCTTTATTTAGCATCGGTGAACGATAACCGCTATTAATCAGAATCGGTTTACCCAACTTTTCACGGATGCCGTCTAAATAATCGGCAAGACGATTCAAATTGTCAACGATTTCAAACGTTGGCATATTGTCAATACCCAAACGTTTTGCAGTTGCAGAGTTGATGAACTCAGACAAACTAAAATACTTAATCTTTTTCATATTACTTATTATTTAGTTGAAACAATAAACCACTTTCGGGAATCTTTGTGCGTTGGAAAACGACCTTTGACCGTTATCTTACAATCGCCCTGTAAGTAGTCAATTTTGTTATTGAAGAACTCGCTTACTTTGTCAGAACGTACCATAAAAACCGTTTCTTTGTCGGTTTGTGTCAATGTAATCTTAAAATATGAATGTCCCATATATCTATTATTTTGTGCCCCGTAGGGCGGTTAAACTTAAATGCTTTTAACAGGTTTGCCGTTAACGTCTAAAACGTCAACCTTTACATATTGACCTACAAATTTTGTGTGGATATATAAACCGCCACCACAAAAACGGTAATCTTTCAACGCTTTTGTAACTACCTTTATGTTTTTCGTTTCAAAAGATTCAAAACGATTTTCAAACTTAAACTTCTGTAATCGTATCATAACTTTTTGTTTTATGCCTGTAAGGGGTGAACCTTACAGGCGGTTAAACATTTATTTTATTCGTTCACTTGTTTGAATCAACTGTAAGAATGAACTAGCATTTTTACCTAATTTGTTGCAAAGTTGAGTAACGCAGCATCCATATTCGTTGATGCAGTTCAAACTATCTTTTGTTTCAAAGATAGTGTAAACGTCTTTCGTCAACTTTGGCAATCTGTTGTGCTTGATGCAATTTGTTTCGTGTTCAAACATAACTTTTGCCACATCAGCAAAATTGCCTGTAACAATTTGTGTTTCACGTGATGTTTCACTTTTTACACGTGTACCGTCAACAGATAAAACGGTTTCAAACTCTAAAGTAATTTTGTACGTTGCCATATTCGTATTTTTAAAGGGTTGAACTAAATTTCTAAATCACGTTGCAAAGATACGACTTTTCCACGAAACCACCAAATTATTTTTGTTAAATAGTGCAAAAAGTTTAATTTAAATCTTTTTAACATATAACACTTTTGTTCCACGTGAAACATTTTGTGGCATCCACTTTGCCAACGTTCCACGTGAAACATTTTATTTATGAAAGTTTAACAGTGTTAAAGAATCGTA